CTTCTCCCGGCGCCGCCAGGTTCATGGCTGCCTGTTTGGAAATCAACCCTTCGTGGTCCCGGACAATGCCAACCGCCATTGAGCAGGCAGCCGCGCTTGGGGCGTACCGGTCCGCACAGGGCCGGGTAACGCCACGAGACATGGAGATGCTCAAGGCCTACTACTCCAGCGGCTTGACGCATGACCGGAACAATAAGGCTTTTTGGAGGCCGGACAGCCGCAAGAAGTTTTGGGAGTGCTTCGGGGATGTGCTCACCCACGCGGACCGCTGGGCCAAAGAGACGCGATGGAAGCCGGCATCCGCTCGGAAGAAGCTGAAAACAGAACAAGCCCCGCAACAGCCGGAAGGTCCCGTTGTGACCGCCGAAGAAGCCGCAGTAGAATTGAAGAATTGGAGAAAAGAATTGGGACTGGGGGGGTGAACATCCCCCTGGAATCTCGTATACCCTGGAATCTCGTATAGGTCTATTCGTCGGGCAATCCGTGACGGGTGATCAGCTCCATCAGCAGCTCCATAGACGGGCTCGTTTGTCTGGATCCTCTCAACCATTGCCATACCGCCATTTCCGTCACACGCAACATTTGCGCAGCCTTTTTGACAGCGGATGTTTTGGATCGCAAATGGTATCTGGACTGCACCCAATCAACAAATTCTTGAATAGTCATAGCTGTGCCAGGGCGGCATGCACCGCCCTGGAATCATGGTTAGAGGGCTTCAACGCGGTCGGAGTCCTGGAACCAGTTAAGGTTTTCCGGGTCTATCTCTTCACCTTTCACCTGCGTGAAAGTCATGAAGATTTCCACGGGGTTGCCGTTTTCGTCATATCCGGGCGCGGAGTATTCAGAGATGTATTCCTCTCCTTCTTCCGCATCGTTGTAGCATCCGGCAAAAAGACGATTGGTTAATTCCATTTGGCGAGCAGCATAGTAGGTGTGTCCTTCAAAATCATAGCTGCCGAATTCGCGTTCAAGCGCGCTCAGATTGATTTCTTCGCCGTCTTCCGTGGTGATGATTTTGTTGTCGTTCATTTTCTTGGTCTTTCTTTTGGATTGTGTTTCTGTTTTCTCTCCGGTCAGGTCGACAATCCCGCGGGCCCACCTAAAGTCGGCGCAGTCTATGATAGCCCCGTTAAATCTGGCTCCGGTTACATGGGCCTTGTAAAAATTGGCCCATTTCAGATTGGCCCCGGCGAAATCGGCCCCGGTTAGATTGGCCCCGGTGAAATCGGCACATCTCAAGTCGGCCCCTGTGAAATCAACTCCGGAACAGTCGGCGTCCTTAAAGTCAGCCTTGATTAAGTTAGCACCCCTAAAGTCGAGCCCCCTGAGGTCGAGGTCTTCAAATTTGGCCTGAGCGCCGCCTTCTTCCTCGTTCAGCCACATTTCGTGCAGTTGGAGAATTTCTGTTAATTCGTTTTTAGTCATTGTCTTGTTCTTTCTGATTTGGTTTTGGATTGTGTCTTCGTTCGGTCCCTTACCTCCCGTCAACAAGGTCAATATACTAAACATTGTTTAGTATTGCAAGAGAAAAAATGAAAAAAGAAGATTTTTTTCGTTGTCGTCCTCCATCAAAAAATGATAGGAGGAGGCGTTCTTTCTGAACGTTCAGCCCTTCGGGGCTGTGGATTAAAACGATCGCAAGATCATCCGGGCGGCAACGCCCATTTCCCTTAAAAAGGGGCGGTTTTTTTCGAAGCCGCCCCTTTTTTATTCCGGGACGGATGGAGCTTCCAGAATCCGCCATCCGGCCCCCGTGCCTCTCCCAGATTTGCGGAAACGGGAGGCGGCGCAGGTCAAGAGTTTATAAATCTTTTTGCCTTCGGTTTCGCCAAAACGGGTGACCATGTACAGCTTGAGATTGCGTGCCGTTACCTCTTCTCCTTCCGGCGACTCCACCCGCCAGACTTTGGCGTGGCAATTCGTCTCAAATTTCCCGGTCCTCGGATGCTTGCGAGGTCCCCAAACGCCACGATGACGGCAGGCCTCCAAAAACGCTGCGGACGTGATTTTCCTCCCTCGCTGGGCGCGGTTGGCGCACTCCGCAGAGCAGTATTGACGGCGCCACAGTTTTTGGGCCCGGAATACGTTCCCGCACACAGGGCATGTGAGCGTTTCCCAGGCCTCCGCATAGTGAGCCTGGAGGCAGGCCCGGGAACAGTACACGCTGTCGCGCTTGCCCGCGCGCGGAGGAACATCCTTTCCGCAGATGGGACATTGTTTCATCTCGACCAAAGTTTGGGACACACGCGCCCCGAATCAAGAACAAACAACGCGCTTGATTTGAATATCCGTTATCTCCTATGATGGAACCGCAGGAAAAAGAAACCTACCACCAAAAGAAAACCGGGGCGGCCGAGCCTCTACACAGAGGAACTGGCTGCCGAGATAGCCTCCCGCCTGGCCGACGGTGAAACCATGAAATCCATCTGCTCCGATGACCACATGCCGGAGGTCTGGACGGTCTGGAACTGGCGTGAAACAAAGCCGGAGTTTTCCAAACTCATTCAACGCGCGCGGGAAGCGCAGTCGGAAGCTATGATTGACGCCTGCCAGGAGCTGGCCGACGAAGCCGCGAAAGTCGCCCTTGACCCGGAATGCGGCTCCGCCTCCGTCGCCGCGAAGAAGCTCGCCATTGAAACCCGGCTGAAAGTCGCCGCCCGCTTCGCTCCTGATAAATTCGGAGACCGGGTCCGTCAGGACGTCGCCGGCGTTCCCGGAGCGCCGCTGGAACGGAAAATCACGCTGGACCCTGAGCAGCTCGCCCAGCTGCAGGAAGACGAGAAAACCGCGCTGGAAACCATCGCCGGCAAACTCCATCCCTAACCCGTCAGGACACGAATCCCCGTCAGCTTCTTCTTGCGCCATATCCTCCGCCTTGACCCCTATCCATGGCAGGTGGAGTCCATCAAGGCGTTGTCCCTGGGTAAGCTGACCCTGGGAGGGAAAAGCGTGGCTCTGGTCGCTCCTAACGGATCCGGCAAGACAAGCAACTGCATCGCTCCCGCCATCCTGTACTTTCTCACCTGTTTTCCGCGGGGACAGGTCCCCGTTACGTCCTCATCGTGGATGCAGGTGGAAAAGCAGCTCTTTCCCGCGCTCCGCCGCTACATGGACAATCCTTTCTTTTCCGGCTGGACCTTCAACAAGACGGAGATCCGCACGCCGGAGGGAGGCTTTGCCGTGGGTTTCTCCACCGACAACGCGGGACGTGCGGAAGGATGGCATCCAAAAATCTCGCCCGACGTGGATCCTGTCTTTTACGTCCTGGACGAGGCCAAAACCATTCCGGACTCCATCTTCACCGCCGTTTCCCGCTGCACGCTCTTTCACGCGTTCATCACCTCGTCGCCGGGCGCCGATTCCGGCACCTTCTACGACTGCTTTCACAAAAATTCATCGCTCTACTACAAAATCCGCGTCAAATACGAGGATTGCCCGCACATTGAAATCAACGACCCGGGCAAGGCCGAACGCCTGAAAAAAGAATATGGTGAGCAGTCCTCCTTCTACCGCTCGGCCATCCTTGGTGAATTCACCGACCTTGACGGACAATCCGTCATTTCCCGCCGCGCTCTCATGGAGCTGGTCAACAACCCGCCTCCCTTCCTGGACACCGGAGAGACCTGCGGCGGCTTCGACTTTGCCGCGGGAGGCGATGAAAACGTCTTTGCGGCCGGGCAGGGCAACCGTTTTTTCATCGCCGACCACTGGTCCGACCCGGACACCGTAGGAGCGCGCGGACGTTTCCGCCGGAAGGCCGCCGAACTCGGCATCTCTGCCGACCGCATCTTTGCCGACGGCGACGGCCTAGGGCTCCCCATCATTGATGACTTCCGCGCCGAGGGCTTTCCGGTGCACTCCTACCGCGGCGGGTTTCCGGCGGATGACACACAAGCCTTTGTCAATCTGCGAGCCCAGGCATGGCGGGCTCTCGCCCGCGCCATCGAAGAAAAAGAACTCATCCTCGACATTGACGAGGATACGATTGAGCAGCTGGTTGCTCCACGACTCCAAACCGACGCAATAGGCCGCGTCCGCATTGAAAGCAAAGAAGATATGGCAAAGCGGGGCGTTCGTTCCCCAGACCGGGCCGACGCCCTTGTGATGGCCTGGCACGCGCGCCGGAACAGCGGACTGGCGCGGACGCTGGGATCCTGGTACGCCCGTCCCGTGTCATCAAAACGCGCTTACGGGAGATATTAGGTGTTGACAACATATCAAGATATCAATATATGACGATATGTAAACAATCGCAGGGTGGTGAAACGGTATCACGCGGGGTTCCTGTCCCCGAGTAGGGGGTCCAATTCCCCCCCCTGCAACCAACATTTTTTTAGCCGCAGGTTTAACGCCGTCAAAAATATCCTCAACACCACGAAGCTGGTCGCCCAACAGGAGACCAGAATCAGGGAGCTTGAAACGGAACTCACCCGGCGAGCACTGACGGAACAGAGCAGGAAGCCTAACCAGCCCCAATGGTTTGAATATTGGGATCCGTTACAGGGTGCCGACCTGCAAACCCTCATTGACGCCCGGAACGAAGCGCGGCGGGGAGCCTTTGCCCGCCAGATGCTCATCTGGGACGAGGTCATCTACTCGGACGGTTTGCTGGGCATGCTGTACTCCCGGCTCATTGAAAGCGTTTCCATGCAGGGCTGGAAGATTGACGCGGCGGACGACAGCCCGGAAGCCCAGCGGCAGCAAAACGCGCTGGAAGAATTCTATCACTCCGTCACCGGACTTCAACAGGCCTTTGGGCAGTTGGCCTCCGCTGTGTTTTACGGGTACGCCCATCTCCAATACATTGAGGACGCCTGGGGCCGCCGCTTTGAATTCATCCCGCAACGGTACTGGGTGCGGCCCGGAGCGCTGAACGACTGGCAGTTCAACCCCCAGTGCTACATCGGGGTCGACACAGGCGAGAGCGTAGAGGAAGAAACGCTCGTGATCATGGAGCACCGGAACCCCATTCTTTTTCCGGCAACACGGGCCTCTTTTGAGCGGAATCACGCCAAAGTCACGTGGGACAATCACATGGACCGCTACGGAAGCGCCCCTGCCATCATCACGGCTCCCAAAGACGCGAGCGCCGCCGTCATGGACGCGCTGGAACGGGCCTGTGAGCAGCTTAAATCGGGCGCCTCCATCGTGCTTCCTCCCGGCTGCACCGCGGAACCGTTGAAAGCCTCCAACATCAACGAAAACTATTTCCTATCCCGCATCAACATGTCCGACAAGGACCAGGTGCGGTTTGTGATGGCCGGCACCCTGACCGTTCTGAATGAATCAGGATCCGGCACGCTGGCCGGGGGAGCGCACACGGATAGCTGGAATTCGGTCGTCTCCGCGGTCTGTTCCAAGGTCGCCGAAGCTTTTAACGCCGCCATCAGCCCGCTTGTCCTGGGAGACGGCGAACCGCTGGCCCGCCTCCACATCACTTTTGACACCGTCCAGACCCCGCTGCAGAAAGCCGAGGAAATCGCCGCGCTTGCCGACGGAGGCGTCCGCCCCGAGAAGACCGAGATTGAAGAAAAGATCGGCATGTCGATCGAGGACACGCAGGACCCCGTTCCGGTGACGGCGGCGGCCAACAGGGAACCGGAAAAAGCACTCATTCCGCCCGATGCTTATGAACAGCTTCAGCAAATGATTTACGCCGGACTCATGAAAGGATTTACCGATGATCAGCACGAAACAAATCAATGACCTGTCCCGACCCGCCAACGGCTGGTTCCACGTTGAGAAAAGCGGAGACCATGACGTTGACTACGGCGAGGGTCCCGCCGTGTTGCGCATCGACGAGCAGGCGATCCGGGACATGGTGGACGACTTCAACGCCCGCACCTTTGACGGCCCGGGCATGCTCATCGACGGCGACCACCTGAGCCACGACCTTTCCCGCGATACTCGGGCCCTCGGATGGCTCAAGAGGCTGGACACCTACCGCGACCCTTCCGGCACGCTGGAACTCTACGGGTTCATCGAATGGACGCCGCGCGGCCTGAAGATGCTGCAGGACAAGGAATACACGCAATCATCCACCGAATATGGCGAAGGCATGACTTTGACGGACGGCGTCTACCGCCCGTCGCGTCTGACCGGCTTCGCTCTGACCAACCGGCCGCGCATCAAGGGAAAGCGGCCTCTGGTCAACCGACAGACTTCCCCCGCCTCCGACGAGGCCGGGGGCGACCCCAAAAGCCCCGAAGAGGGGGAAACAACCCAGAAAACCAATATGGAAAACGACGATAGAGAATATCCGTCCAAGGAGATGGACAAGGCCCAGCGGGCCCTGTTCGACTCCCTGCTTGACAAGCTGGATGTCGAATTTGACGGCACCGACGACATGAGCAGGGCGATCCTCGGACGCCTTGATGAACTGCTCTCGCTGGAAAAGCGTGAGAAAGACCACGTGAACGCCGAAGTGGACGACGCCGTCAGCACGTACGAAAACGCGCTGGACGAGGAAGAACGCGAGGAATTCACGGAAGAACGCCGGGAAGAGCTGAAAAACTCTCTCCGGGAAAGCCCCGCCGCGCTGAACGCTTTTATCCGTGCGCTCAACCGCCAGACTCCGCCCAAAAAACCGGATCAGGAGGAAAAGAAGGAACTGCCGAAAAGGACGCCTCTGAACCGCCGCGCGACGCTGAATCCCCCTGACCCATTCCGCAAGAAGGAATCCATTGACGGATTCAACAACCGCGTCAACGAACTGATCAAGGACGGCATGAAGCGCTATGACGCCTACCAGAAAGCGACCGAAGAAGGCTTCATCGTCTCCGCCAACCGATAACTTAACCCATATCAACCAATGCCATCACTCAACGTAACCCAGAAAAGCGCCATCGTCTATTTCAACGCCCCTGAAGGCGTTGACCTGTGCGGACAGGAAGGAACCGTCGTGGCGCTGACCGCCAATCCTGACATCCCCGAATTTGTCGGAACTCCGTTGTCCGCCATCCCCACGCAGACGCAGCTGCTCGGCGTCGTCCTGCAGGGACAGCCCAACAAGGGAACCTGCGTCGCCGCGCTCGTCGGAATGTATGCCGGCCTGATCAAGGCGGCTCTATCCGACACGCCCGGAACCATCAACGCCGGAACGCCCGTCACCATCACGGCCAACGGGACATGGAAGGCCGCCGCCAGCGGCGACACCGTCTATGCCCGCGTTATTCATGCCCAGTGGGAACAGGGCCTTGTGGAAATCGGCTTCGTTCCGTCCTACCAGGTCGCCGCAGCCTAACTATTAACCCCAACCAACAGAAAGACCAAGAACAAGGGCTACTCCATTTTGCTCCGCCGTTCAGTTCACCGATGTCCTGACCTCCTATTCCGCGGGGTCCGGGAACACCGAAGAGAACTCCATCATCAGCCGCATCGCTCCGATCGTCCCGGTCTATGACCTGAATTTCCAGTACAAGGTCTGGGACACGGAATCGGCCTTCACCGTCCAGCCCATCCAGGTGGGACCGGGCGAACCTCCCCGCCAGACCGTCCTGCGCGGAAGAAACGAAACCGACACCCTTCAGGGCTACGGCTTGACGCTGCCCATCCCTGACGCCTTGCTGGGCGTCAACCGGGAAAAGGCGCAGGCCATCACCCTGGCGGAATACAAACTCATCGAATCCCAGTTTGTGACGTCGTACGAATACGAACGCGCCAAGCTTCTGATGAGCCAGCTTCCGGCCGCTTCCGGGATGGGTGACTGGGCCAACCAGCAGAAAAACCCGTTGGCGGATCTGGACCAGGCGATCCTGTCCATCAACGCCGCAACCGGACACATGCCGAACACGATTGTCTTCGGCATCAACGCATGGCAGCTGCTTCGCTCCAACACGCTCGCGCGTCAGGTGGTTTCCTTCAACAGCGTCGGCCTGTTCAACGAAGACCTTCTTCGCATGGCTCTGATCCGGCCCATCCGGGATATTTACATCGCCTCCATGCCGTACCGCGACGCTTCCGGCGACGCGAAAACCATCATGGAAAACGAAGTCTATGTCCTGTACAAGGAAGACTCCCCGACGCAGTTCGACGCCTCCGCCGTCAAGACCTTCGGTCTTTCCGGCAAGCTTCGCCGAGAAGTCATTACCGAATACAAGCCGACGCCGGCCTTGACGCTCGTCACAAACCGCGTCTACTCGCTGACCAAGTTGACGAACCCCAGCGCCATCGTCCGCATCGACGCGACGGCCACCGGCGATTAACCCTAACGCCCGCCTCCATCATGTCCGCCTTTCCTGCCTGGTCCACGATTTCCACCGACGAAGCCGATCGGCTGCTCGGTCTCAACACCGCCGAACGCGATGCCCTGGTAACAGCCGGGGAACAGCGCAGCCTGGACTACCGGGATGTCATGATGGAGGCGGTCAACGATGTCTGCATGACCATCCGCGGGGCGCTGGCCAACAACCTCGCCCTGCGGCAATCGCTCCAGAACAGCGGCATGTACGACATTCCGCAAAGCATGCGGTCCCTGGCATGGCCGCTGATCATCCGGCAGCTCTACCTGCGCTACCAGCTTAACCTGACCGAGACGCGCCAGAAGGCCGCCGAATCGGCGGACGCGATGCTGGCGCTCTACGCCAAAGGGGACATGCTGCCGGAAAGCGTGGACGGCTCCGCGCCCGCGGATCCCGCCTACATGATGCCGCGCTACACGCGCCGCCCCTGGTTCAACCCCATGCGAAGCACCTACCGATGATGACCGCCGCCCAAATGGAGATGATCGCCAACGACTACGCCGAACGCGCCTTCTTCGTGTCCGGGGTGGAACCCGGCGTCATCCTGTCCGATTTTGAGGACAAGGCGTCCCAGGTCGCCTCGGGGGCCTTGAGCTACGAGGAAGCGCAGCGGGCCATCCGCGAAGCCCTGCGCCAGCAGGGCTACCGCCCCCCGGCGACGGGGCAGGGAGGCATTCAGGATTTGTCCTCATGGGTCCGCATCCAGGTCGTCATGGAAACTAACGCGGCCATGGCTCACGGCTACCGGAACTGGTATAACTGGATGCAGGACGAAGACACGGCCGCCTTCAAATTTTACCGCTCCCAGGGGCGGGAAGACCCGCGCTATTGGGCCGAACGCTGGAACCGTGCCCGGGCCGGGCTGGAAGAAGAAGCCACGGAAGCGGTATCATCCGGCTTCATCCGCGGGGAAATCGTCGGCTATGCGCTGGCGGCCTCCGATATCTGGATCCGCCTTTCGCGCTTTGGCACGCCTTACCCGCCCTTTGACTACCTGTCCGGCATGAACATTGCCCCCGTGGGCGCCGAAGAAGCCCGCGCGGCCGGGCTGGCCGTGTCGCGCGTCCGTCCCGCTCCCCCCAGCTTCAACGCAACCTTGGAAAGCAACGCCAAAGGCGTGACGGAATCCAACAGGAACAAGATCCGCCGCATCCTGAAAGACGCCGTGCGCGTCAAGACCGGGAACGACGGCAATACCACCTTTGCCTACACGGACCCGAACGGCACGCGCCCTTACACGGACGCGGAACTGGCGGACGTCCTGTCCGGGGATTTCCCGGAAGAGATCCCCTTGCGCCAGGCCCAGGCCTTCATCCTGGCGGCAGCCGGGGGAGCCGTGGCCGGAACGCTGGCGGCCCTCTACCTGGACCGTCTGCTGGACCGCCTGTCCTCCGAGCCGGAAGGCGTCTGGTACGCCCGGCCCGCAGACGTGGCCGCCGCGACCTCCCGCCAGTATATCCCCGTTTCCCCAAAGGAAGAGGGGGAATTCACCTGGCGCCTTAATTCCGGGCACGTCAAGAAAGTGGAAGACGTTGCCGGAGCCCTCCGCGTGGAACTGCCTACCCCTTACGTTTTACCCTCCAAATGGCTGTAACCGTCCATATTGACCAAACCGCGATTGACCGGGCGTTTGCCGACATGGAGCCGTCCGCGGCCCGGCACAAAACCGCCCTCCGCAAGTCCGGCGTCGCCCTGAGCCTGCTCATTCAGGAAACCCTGCGCCAGCAGGGCAAGGACTACTACGACGGCGCGGCGGACGCCACGACCATGGAAGAAACCGCCGAGGGCGTCAGCGTCTCCATCGCCTGGCGCGGCATCGGTCTTCACTGGATCGGCACGCAGGGTTATCTGGGCGGGCCGCTTCGCCCCACGGGGCGCACCTCGGAAATCACCGGGAACCCGATCCGGAACCTGGCTATCCCCACCATCAACGCCCCCCGCGGCCATGGCGGGGCCCGAAGCATTTACAGCGCCGGCTTCCGCAAAGAGGACTTGCAATTCATCCCCTCCAAGAACGGAGGACGCAACGGCAATGTGACCGGCGTCCTCATCCTCAAGACGGCGCAATCAGCCACCGGAAAGAAAGCGGCCCGCAAACTGTTCCGCCAGGGAGCCAGAACGGGCGACGTGCTCTACGTGCTGTGCCGCGAAGTCACGATCCCGCCCACGCCGGGAATTCTCCCGACGATGGACCGGATGGCGCAGCGCGCCGCGGAAACCTACCTTGCCAACATCGGAAACGAACCATGATCCCTTCCATCGACCAGACCATGTGCCGGCGCATCATTGAGCGCCTGAAGAACCTGGGAGCGCTGAACTGTCACATCTTCGAACGGCCCTTCGACCCACAGTACGCCGCCAATGACATCATCATGTCGGCGATGGGCAACAACGGCGTCGTTTTGGTGTGCCCCGGGGACGCGGCAGAATACCAGGACGGGCACGGACAAACGGAAGCGCCGACGATGTGGCGTCAGTATTTCATCATCGCCTCCATTTATCACAACGCATCCCTGTTCCCGGCGGCATGCCTGACGCCTGATTATTATCTTCGAGCGGTGGGGGACGTGATTGAAGAAGCCCTGTGGAACTGGAATCCTCTTCCCTTTTCCGCACCGGCGATGATGAAACCCAAAATCAAAGGCCGTTTTTCCTCATCCGCCATCATTGACGGCGAGAAGCGGCAAATGAACGTTTTGACCGTGGATTACCGTGTCCCGGTTAATATTAACATGAGAACCAAGCCAGAATTCTATGAACAAAGCATCAACAACTGACAAGAAGGCCGTGCGGAAGAGCGCCCCGAAGCCGGACGAATCTTCCGAAACCGCCGGCAAAACGCCGTCCGCACCGGACGAAAAGAAGAAAACAACTGACAAGAAGGCCGTGCGGGTCATTCGCACTCGCACCGAACTGGACGGAGGGCTGGTTCTCAGCCTCTCCATGAAAACCGACACCCCGGAACTTCCCGCGCCCGTCGCGGAAGCTCTGTCCACCCTCAACCTCGTTGACATCAAATGAGCAAAGCAACTGCAGCCAACACCGAACCGGAGAAGAAGACGGAGCAGGCCGCCGTCATCAACACGAACATTCTCATTCTCGCCAAAGAAGTGAGGATAGGGCGCTCAACCTTCTTGAAAGGGGCGCGCATCCGTGCTACAAAAGAACTCGCTGATAAACTGGAAGCCGACGGCAAGGCATCCATCATCTACTAACCATTTCAAGCACCAGGTCAACCACATACGATCCCACATTCACGAACCGCAACGTCACGCCGCAGATTACCGGCGTGCTGGCGATTTTCCTCCCCGACGGCATCAAAGTGACCGAAGACGAGGGAGCTTCTTACGTCACCGGACCGGACCAGTTTCCGACGCCTCCCACGGCTCCGCCCGCCGATCCGACAGCCGGGCCTGAACAGCCCTGGGTGAGTTTCGGGCTTTTGGGGGCTTTCCAATCCGTTGCCACCCAGGTCGAAGGGGAAGTAACGCGCTTTTACGGCGGCGCGCTGGGATATCGCCAGCAGCGCAAGAACACGACGACCGGAAAGCGGATGACCTTCACCACGCCGGACATGTCTCCCGAATGGTTCCAGCTGTCTTTCGCCCTGGGAGCGCCTCCCGCTAATGGCGAGGAATCGACCACCGTCGGACATGGCGGCGACAACAAGATCGAAGGGTATCTTCATTTCTGGTACCAAAACGACGTCGGCACGATCTATCTGGTCGGAACGGCGCATGGCGCCTTGCGCCTGCTGCAGGACCCTGAGCACACCACGGCGATTGCTTCACCACAGTTCGAGTTCGAAATGGATTACCGCGGCAAGTACCAGTTCACGCCCTCCAATGTGCAGGACGTGACGCCGACTCCGGGTTCCTGACGCGTTTCACCAGGGGGCGCGCTGCGCCCCCGCATCCTCTTTTTTCCCAGGCAGCAGGCAGGCAAATACGATATCCGGACCGTCACGGGGCTGAACCAGTCGCTGGTCGTCCGTGTGGTAGATTTTCAGGGGGATCCCGTCGACATGAGCGGCGTCACCCTCCGCGGCGCTGTCCGTCTCAAGACAGGCGTCGCCGAGTTCGGCTTTTCACGCGATGACGAGGGCAACGGCGTTATTTCCTGGGCTTCGGTTCCCGCGGGCATGTGGTCCTATGACGTTTTCATGGACGACGGCAGCGAGGAAAGCCCGCTCCTCTACGGACGCTTTGTTTCTTCGGGCCGGGTGACGCCGGACTTGCCGGACGAACAGCAGGCCGTGGCGGGCGCGGTCGTCGTGCAGCTGCCGGAAGGAAGCGGCTGCGTGCAGGTCATGCTTGACAACGCGTCCAGCGCCGCCTGGTACGCGGAGCAGGCCAAAAAGTACGCCGAGAATTTTAATCTGTCCGTGGGTCAGGTCACCACCGGGGAACCGGGGACGCCCGCCAACGCGGAAGCCGTCAAGGGGTCCGAAGTGGGATCCTATCTGCTCAATTTCACGATTCCCCGCGGGGATGTTGGTCCTCAGGGACCGTCAGGCCCGCAGGGTGAACGTGGAGAAACCGGCCCCGAAGGGCCGCAAGGTCCACGCGGCGAAACCGGGGAACGCGGGCCGCAGGGCGAAACCGGGGAGCAGGGACCGAAGGGAGATACAGGACCGGCGGGGCCTCAAGGCCCGGAGGGCCCCCAGGGCCCGGAAGGTCCGGCAGGACCCCAGGGACTACAAGGGGAAAAGGGAGAGCCCGGGACGCTGACGTCCAACGTCGGCGACGTCAACATCGGGGGAGCCCTGACCGCTGAATCGGCTACTATCAACGGGCCTCTGGTCGTCAACAACCCGGACGGAAGCGGAAGCGCCGGGACCCTGAACCAGATTTACGGAATCACCCGGTTTTATCAGTCCGTTGATCTCCAATCGGGCGGCTGGCTGCGAGGGACATTCATGGTAGAATCCGGCATCCTGAATATTTCCCAGGGCGCCAGCTTCAACTGCGCGGGGGCGTCCACGTTTTCAAGCACCGTCAACGCCAATGGCGGCATCAACATTCCGCTTGCCGTGGGGGCAGTAACGGACACGACGGCGGTTAATCGCTTTTATACGTTAGGATTGGCCGGTGCTGTATCAGCGTTGGTTCAGCCTATATACCTTAATTCCAGTTCGATCACAGTCGCGGGTTCCATTTCTAAATCTTCCAAAGGTACTCTTGCCGGGTTGACGCAGCGTTTTTCGGTGGGCGCAGCTTCTGCCGGGGCCAATGCGTACGGGTCAGCGGTTATTCCCCTGATAGGGCCTAACGGTCAATTTAATTACAGTTCCGTGTGCGGATTTTCCCTTGCGGTCAACGCGACAGTCTTCGCTAAATTTACTTTTGGCTTAGGCCGCGGCTCAAAAACCAACAGAACCGGGTTGACGATGGATTCTTATTCCATGATTCCGGGCGATAATCTGGCCGTCAACTATGGGGAAATCGTCGACGTTACCATCAATACTCCTTACGATACTGTCCGCAAGGGGTATGAAATCAGAGTAAGGGAAATCTTTTATGTATCGTCCGTTGGACACTGGCAGGTGAAGACGACAACCGTATTTCTTCCGGTAGGCCATAATGAGCTGATGCCACAGGGGCTGAACAGGCTTATTTTCATGCAGAGCGGACCACCGAGTATAGAAGAGCGGGAGGAAAAGGCGGCTCTTTATATGGAGCTGGGAGGCGGCAGTACCAATACCCTGTTCAAGATAGCTTCTCTCCGCGGCTTCATCGCTTTCGAGGCAGGAACAGGCGTAAGCACCCTGATTATCGACGCGCGCAATGAGAAAACATATGCCCTTTCAGCCGACGCGGGCACAGGCACCAGGCACCTTTATTCCAATGGATTGACCAATCCAACCTATCACGCATTGGAAGCAATGGCCATTAACGCCATTGAATCCGAGGAAACGGCGGATTTTGAAGATATTAACGTACCTATAGAATGAACAACGCAGAAATACAAATTCAGTTTCCGCAGCCCGGCGAATGGCAGGAGTTCACCCTGATGCCCATTTATCAGGACAAGGGCGGTTATAGACCTCCGGCGCGCTATACGCAGGACGAAATTCCAGCGGATCAGGCCCTGGCCATGGAGGCCGTAGTTGCCGCGCTGGTGGGCATGGGTGAGGACTGGCAGGCGGTGCAGGTGTGGGCAAGGCTGGGAAAAGATGTCCTGACCCTTGCGGAGGATGGTGCCTATACAATGATTGATGCGGTGT